CCGATCGATGCATATAATAAGATACAAAAATTCTTTGAGACTGCTCCAAAAATTGAGCATGTAGTTAACTATACGAATAGCGAAGGAAAAGAGAAGAGAGTTGTCTTCAGGGATCTTGATGATTTTTTTCAGTTGGGCTGAGTTATATGACGCTCTACAATCATTATAAGCTCAACTTTGACGTAACTCAGTCGCACAACTTCTCAATCACAGAAATTAATGATATGATACCTTTCGAAAGAGAGGTATACATAGATCTTATTATCGAGAAGAAAAATAAAGAGAAAGAAGGTCCGCCATTAGAATTTTAAACCGAGTTCGTTCTCAGTTATAATCATAAAATCCCAACCTCTATCCTCACAATATGAACGTGCTGCTTTCCATTTAGAAGAATTTACACCCCACGTCTTCACCTCGTATAAATACCTCTTAGTAAGATTTTTTTGCGGAGTTGGTTCTACGGTTTCTTTGTGAGGCTTAATCTCCACTACAACCGTATCTAGTTTTCCTTCGCGATTGATCTTCTTAATCCAAAAATCTGGAAAGTAACGATGTACTCTTCCATCGATCGGTGATCTATAAGGAATGACCAATTCTTCACTTGCCCATTCTTTTATACCGGAATTGTCATCGAGATATCTCATGAAGTATAGCTCCCACCTACTTCTATAAATAATGTTGGTAGGATCTCCACGATACTTACTCGGATTTTTAGGTTTGAAGACGCCCTTATAAGTCTTTGCCATAACAATATTTATAGGAATAATCATGGCAGAAAAAACTACAATCGATTCGGTTGGTCCGATAGCAGCTCAATTGAAGAACGAGCTATCTTCTCTCGAAAAGACACAGATCGCAGGAATTAGAAATTTAGGTAGTATTAGTACACGACCAGGTGTGTTGAATGGTAGTGTAGCTAATTCTATTACTAATCTAAATAACCATCAAAAATCTGCTATGGAGTTAGGCGCTAACGTAGCTGCTAAACTCGAAAGAGCAGGAGCATTTAGTAAAGGTGCCGAGAAAATATTGACGACAGCTGTATCATCGACTGTCACTGATAAAATTACTTTGCCTCAAAAGTTTCCTAAAAATCCAATTGATATGGGTAGATTAGATAATCGACTTCCAAGTTTTAAGAAAAAAAGTCCTTATGAAAAAATCGCTGATAAAAAGAAAACCCTTGTAGGAGATGCAGATTTAAACTATGGTGGTTATAGTTTCCCACCAGATTTATCCAACAATGCTGCTTCTTATATAGAATTGTGGTTTTGGGAATATGACAGACCAGCACCTACAACTGCAGGCACAATAAATCCAGGATTAAAAGTATGGTTACCTATTCCTGAAAATTTTACTATTAATCATGAAGTCAAATATCAAGAACGAGATACAGGAATTCTCGGAGATTTAATGCAAGCCGATGGAGCTCAAAATTCTGGATATGTCGGTCAAGGCTTAAGCGGTTTGCAAGGGAAAGCAAACGAATTGATGGAAAGAATGGCAAACGCTACCGGCGAAGAAACCTCGCAAGCATTAGCTGAAGTTTCAAAGCGTGCAGCTTTTGCTGCATTGAACTCTTCAGATGAAGTACTAGGAGGTTTAGCTGGCAGGATTACTGGCGAGATTCCAAACCCACACCCAACAGTATTCTTCAAAGGTTTGGAATTACGTCAATTTACTTGGACTTGGAAATTAGTACCACGATCAGCAGATGAAGCGGCTACGTTAAAGGATATAATTATTCAAATGAAGAAACGTATATTGCCGAAAAAAGACGGCAGCTTCTTAAAATACCCAAATTTATTACAACCATCAGTAAAACCGAATGAAAGTCTTTATGGTAAATTTATGAAATCTGCTGTTAAAACATTTTCGGTTAATTATACCGCTGAAGGCACATCTGCTTTCTTTGTAGACGGCGCGCCTGTAGCAATCAATCTTATTCTCACATTCCAAGAAATGGAGAATATGACTTCAGAGGATGTATAATGACAGATAGAACTCAATACTTTCGCAAATTTCCTATTACAATTTATAATGATATTCCTTCGCTCAATATTATGCGTCGTGTGGATTTCAATAAAAATGTTAAAAATTTCTTGTCTGCGTTTTATACATTTGAAATACCAGAAGGAACGAGACCAGAAACACTAGCGTTTGATTATTATGATGATATAGATCTCGATTGGTTGATCTATATGACAAATGATGTCGTAGATCCATATTTTGATATGCCTTTGAATCAAGATGATTTTACAGCAAATATCAAGAAAAAATATGGATCAGAGGAAAACGCTCGTAAGAAAGTATTCGTTTATAGGAATAATTATAGAGGCGATGATCAAATTATTGCACAAGGAGCATATGATTCATTAGTCGGTGACCGTAAGAAATATTGGGAACCAATCTTCAATCAACTTGGTATTATTGGTTATCAACGAACTAAGACAGAAATGTATGCATCTACTAATCGAATTATTTCTTATAGCTACAGTTCCACAGTGTCGACACCGTTTACGAAAGGAGAGATAGTAAGATTTACTTCTGGTTCATCGAGTGGTATTGCTACGGTCGCAACATCTGATACTACATATATTACTTTACAACATATCACTGGAGATTGGAGTGAGATGACATCAAACTTCGATGTAACTGGAGATACTTCTGGAGTAACTATCAATTTTGATTACGAAACATATACACTGATCAAAGATGTAATTCCGTCTGTTGAGCAAGTTTATTTTTCTCCATATTATTATTATGATTATGAGTTTGAATTAAACGAACAAAAACGCAATGTCTATCTCGTAGATAGTGACTATGCAAACAGAGTAAATAAGCAGTTAGATGACTTGCTGAAATAGGTGAAAGATGCAGAAAGATGCTTCTCATGTTGATATAGTCGGAGACGAAATCACTCTTAAAACATTTAGTGGTGGTAAAAAGCTGAATATTAAGAACCTCGTCAAAAGCTTCGATATATACGAATCATTAGACAACTATACGATTGCAGCTGATTTCTATATCGCCGAAGGTATAGAACTAATGAATGAATTCCCATTGGGTGGTGAAGAAACTATCGAGTTAACTATTCAGACACCGACTCGCAAAGCTCTGACATATAAGTTCTTCGTAGAAAGTATTCAAGGTTTGACAACAAATGATATGTCAAACTTACGTCAATATAAATTACGCTGTGTGACGAAAGACTATTTAAAAAATAGTTATATGGTAATGACGCGTCGATATAGAGACATGCTTTATCATGATGCGCTAAATGAAGTGATCACGCAAGATCTCGGCGCTGAGATTCCACTGATCACAAAAGAATCTACGAAAGGTAAGTTTGATTATGCCTGTAACATGGTCCGACCATTTCAGGTAGTTAATCTAATTAAAGAAAGGGCAGTATCTGCAGAAGGAAATAAATCATCGGTATTTGTTTTCTATCAAGATTACGAAGGCTATCATTTTCAGACGATAGAAAAGTTGATTACAGATAGAAAACCAGGTGCATCAGAAAAAGAATTCTTCTATGATACATCTAATAGAAATTCACCTTTTGAGAAAGTAGTTAACTATCGAAATATCTTGTCATATGAAACTACAGGCCAAGGTTCATCGATTAAGAAAGTAGTTGCTGGCGCTATGCGCAATCAGTTTAGAGAGTTTGATATTCATCGTGGTTCATATTGGTTGATGAATGAATATAATAATCTCGGCGATCATACTATATTTAAGAAGACAGATGACTCGTTTGATTTTAATAGTGCAGAATATAACAGTTTTACGATGGCGATGCCAGGTGTGACACGCATGGCAGTGAAAGATGGCACTCGCCCTGAAATGGAGCACAATAAGAATCTACATTATCAGCGGCCGTTCCATGAGAGAATCACGCAGTATACAGTACGTATTAGAACTTATGGTGATACGAATATGCGAGTTGGTGATGTCATTAAAGTGAATTTTCCTGAAATTTCTGGTTTAACGCGTGAGCCACAACAGAATAAAATATTCTCAGAGAATTATATCGTAACAAATTTAAAACATCGTTGTGATCAGACTCGTAATAATGTGTTCGAACACTTCTTAGTAATGGATATAGCGAAGCCGAATCAGTACGGCAAATCGTTAGGTTGATGGAGAGATAGATGGCATATTATAATCTCGGTGATACTTTTAAATGGTTTATGGGTCGAGTTGTTGAACTTGATCCCACTGAAGATCCGAAAGATAAGCGATATCTTGGCCGTGTTAAAGTACGAACTTTGCACGAGCAAACTGGTGAGTTGGGTAAAAAGAAAAAGACGTTTGGTATTGTAGATGATGATTTGTTGTGGGCGTGGCCTCTCTCTTCTATTCAATCTGCTTCTCTTAGCTATCGTAAGATCGTAGAGCTCGAAGAGTTTCAAACACCGTTTTGGATTGATGCCGTTGGTACATCGCCGACTGGTATCGCAGTAGGTACTTACGTATTTGGTTTTTATCTCGATGGCCACGAAAAAAATATTCCAGTTATTTTTGGCACGTATCATAAATCATCGATATATCCCGAACCACCAACTGATGAACCAACGGGCAAATTTCTACAAATCAAACCTCCAGAAGAAGATTATCCGTATATGGATGTATCTGCTTTGGCAAAAGGTTGGCATGAAGATACACAACGTGAAGCGAATCATCCATTAGGTCAAGATTATCCACTCGCTACTGATCCGGGCAAGGGTGGACAGATGTTGCCTAAACATCCATATCATAAAGGTCAAATGAATATCGTATGGCAACCAGCCTCTGACTACGATACTGAATATCCATATAATTTTGTACATACGACTAAATCAGGACATGCTATTGAATTAGATGATACGCCTGGACATGAGAGGATGCAGTGGTGGCATCGGTCAGGTAGCTACGAAGAGGTATCTAATAATAAACAAGGTTTGCCCAATTGGCGCGATGCGCTGCCTGGTGCATATCCTGACACAATGCGTGGATGGTTAGAACCAAACAAGAATCACGAGCCTGGACTTCATCCGCCATGGGAAGGCAGACGAGTAAAGAAAACAGTCGGCAATGATTATACTATTTCACTTGAAAATAAAGAGACATATGTTGGTGCATCAGTAAAACTTGAAGTTGTTAATAGTACTACATCAGGTATCGGCAATAATCATGTAGAAACAATTGCTAATAATATGTTTATTGCGGTTGGATATTATCCGCGCACTGCGAATAATCAACTAGCAGGAGAATCTGCGCGTTATCAGCTTAATGATTCATGGATCAATGAAACAACATATCGCGAGAATGCAGATAAGAAAACACAAATCTTGCCTAATACCCACAAATATGATTTTATTACTGATGTAGCTAATAACGTACAACTATCAGTAGGCTGGTCATGGAAAAAATCTCGAGAGCTTGATACACATTCAGAGAAAAATAATTATGTTGAGATAGCCAATAATCAATACACTTCTCTCGGCTGGATACCACGAAACAATTACGATAAGGATGGCGAAAGCAGACAACTATCTGACTTCGAGAAAACAAATCAATATTTCGATATTAAGGGTAATAGCGTTTCTAATATCGGATGGAAACCAAAAGACGAAGCACGTCTATTAACTGATAAAGATATTAATAATAATGTTGTTGATATTAAGAACAATAGTTTAACAAATATCGGTTGGCATCCGATCGACGAAGCACGTCAAGTTCTTTATGATAGCACTACTAACTTTACTATCGATGTCAAAAACAATGGTTTGTTAAATATAGGTTGGAATCCACAAACAGAAGGTAGAGCATTAACTACAGATGATACGAATAATCTCTATATCGACGTCAAGAATAATTATACCACGGTAGCAAACAATAATTATTATCTTTCGGTTGGTGTAGATCTTGAAAATCAACACAACGCTGTTGAAGGTTTAGATTCTCGTAGTTTGTTTATCGACGTTGCTAATAATAGAGCCGATTTTGTCGGCGCTGAATATGCGCAGAAAATAGGTGGTAATAAGATGACACATACTCACGGTAATCGATATGATACTACTGAGTACGCTCATTATGTCAGAGCAATGTCATTCTTATTTGTCACAGGAAAAGGTAAATCAGGAGCAACTACATTTATTAGTGATGTTACAGTAGGTGATGCCAAGAATAAGAGATCATTTTATGTTAACGGCCCGATGGGTTCATCAATGGGAGCGAGCGATTCATTTACTACACCAACAGGTAGAACAGTCACAGTTGTTAACGGAATTATTACGAGCATAGTATAATGGCAGATTTTTCACAAACAATCGATACGATTAAAGAATGGCAAGAAGAACTCGAGAGAGCAACTGGTGTCACTGAAGTAGAAAACGCTAATGGTGACATTGAATCAGTTCCTGGCGAATTTAGTTGTGAAAGATTACAATTACTCGTTGATGAACATGTAACTGAAGTAACTGATATTATCGCAGCGAAAGCTTCAGAAATTTCTGAGATTATGAGTAAGTATGCACCCATTTTAAGTGTGCCAAGCAATCCTCTAAAAATTATCTCATGGGCAAAAAAAGTTGTAACAGGTATTGCGGGTCCTCAAGTAGCGGCCGCTATTCAACTAGCAATTGAAATCGCTCAACTGGCTGGAGCCCTCGCGGGTTTAGCTTCGGCTGTTGCTAGCGCAGCTGCTCGTCTTGCTGATTGTGTAACGAACGTTGTATTAGGTGCTTTACAAGATATTCAAGATTCGTTAATGGAAAATGCAATTAGTTTGTATAATCAAGCGTTTGCAATGTATGAAGCAGTAAGAGATGACGCGCTTGATCAATTAGGTTACAACGAATTGTTAGAATTGAAAGCTGAAGTATCTGGTCAAATCAGTGAACTTACGACTGCGATGGCTGATATTGAAGCTTCAGTAGATAGTATACAACAAAGCGCTACTGATTTGGGCAATGTCACAGTACCGGCGACTTAATAGGAAAATAAAATGAGCTCATGCAGATGTACATGTTCGGTAAGTCCAGGCGGAAGCAATGAAAGCGGACCATTTACATATACTCTCGAAGTAGAATTACAAAGTGGTGGTCCTCAAGACGGCACTAAAACTACAACAACTGGGATTAATGAAAATGGTGAAAGGATATTAGAAACTACACCTATTATTATTGATGCCGGACCATCTGTATCTGGCAGCGGTACAGTATTAGCAGATATTAGAGTTACTGTTGCTAATACAGCTAATTTCCCATCTTCTGATGCGAATAATACAGTAAACTTTATTAAGTATTGTGAACAATTACAATCAGATGCGAATGATTTAGCAACTAATTTACAATCTATTTTAGATACTAAGCTCGCCGCAGGCGGAGGCGGAGGAGGCGGGAGTGGTGTCACTGAAGGTGTAGGTAATCAATGTGATGAGCCGTTTGAAATAAAAGCTGACGGATTTACTATTAATTGTAATTCAATGACAGTCGATGCATGTGATGGAGGCAAACCAGCAGTTACGTTTAATTGTAGCAGTATCTCATTTGTGTCTGGAGGAGTTACAGTCACAATTAGTGGAGGAAACGTTACTATATCCGGAGGTACATTAAATTTTCCGGCTGGCACTACGGTTAATAATCAAGCTATTCTCACTAGTCTTCCTGCACATACTCATAGCGCTGGTACACTTACAGATAGTCAATCAGGTAGCGTTTCAGGTTCAACCGGCGGTGTATCATAAATAACAACTAAAAGAGAAAACAATGGGCGTTAAGACAGCAACGAAAAACCAAGAGTTTCAGATTAGTGCGAACAATCGCGATATCTATAGCGATTTCAATCATACTTTTCTACCTCATCCCAATACGGGTCAAATTACTCGGCGTATAAATGCTGATGCTGTTAAACTTGCTATACGTAATCTGGTATTGACGAATAAATATGAAAGGTTACGTAATCCTTCTTTTGGTGGAAATATCAGTCATTATTTGTTTGAGCCTCTCGATGATAATACAGCAGAAGAAATTAAAAACGATCTTAAATGGTTAATAGAAACATATGAACCACGAGCTCAAGTGAGGGAAATTTATTGTGTTGTTTCAGAAGATCAAAATTCAGTCGACGTAAAAATTCAATTTAATGTCTTGACATCGAGGGATGTTGAAGACTTAGACCTCACACTATACCGAGTAAGATAAAATGGCTACTAGCAACGATCTCACTACATTAGATTTCGCTTCAATCAAAGAAAATTTAAAACTATATCTCAAGAGTCAAGATCTTTTTAGAGACTATGATTTTGAAGCATCTAATATTAATGTATTGTTAGATGTACTCGCATATAATACCAGTTTAAATGGTTTCTATTTGAATATGGTTGCAAACGAGATGTTTCTTGATTCGGCGCTTTTAAGAGATTCTATTGTTTCGCACGCTAAAGAGCTAAACTATATTCCTCGTTCATTCAGATCTGCACAGGCGAGAGTGAATATAACGCTGAGAGATAATTCTGAAAATGCAACTGTATTAATTCCTCGCGGTACATCATTTACTGGTACTGCAGGCAGCCGTAATTTTACATTTACTACTAATCAAAATATTCAAGCATTTAGTACTGATACGCAAAACGTATTCCTTGCGACTGATGTAGTACTTTATGAAGGTGACTACGTACAAGATTCTTATGTTGCCGATACACAAAATCCAGTTAGATATTTGATTACTAATAAAACTATCGATACGACGAGTTTACGTGTAACTGTAATCGAAGATAATGGCGCAACCGTTTTGAATTACGATATACGTGATTCATTATTTGGTCTTGGAGCTACTAGTCAAGTATTTTTCTTGCAAGCCGCAGAAAATGATTCTTACGAAATACTCTTTGGTGACGGGGTTATTGGTCGACCTCCAAAAAATAACTCTATTGTGTTGATTGAATACAGAGCATGTAATGGTGAATTGCCAAATGGTATACGTACATTTGCCGCTGATGATGATATCACGACGGCGACTGTTACCGATATTCGTGTATTATCTAGGGCTTCTGGCGGTTCTATTCCGGAATCAGTAGAATCAATTAAGTTTAACGCGCCTCGAGCATTTACAACACAAGAACGAGTTGTAACAGCACAAGATTACGCTACACTATTAAAAGCAAATTTCTCAGAGATCAATGATATCGCTGCGTATGGTGGCGAAGAATTTGATCCTCCACAATTTGGTAAAGTAATTATTGCTGTCGACCTTAAAAATACAGATTCATTGCCCGATACGTATCGAGCCAAATATAGAGACTTTATTAAACCTCGCAGCCCCTTGTCAATTGATCCTGTGTTTATTGTTCCAAATTATATGTATTTGACAGTGAGTTCAAATGTGAAATACGATATTACACAAACAGCTTTGGGTGTTGATGATATGAAGAGTCTTGTAGTATCAGCCATTCAATCGTTTAACTTTAACAATCTCAATGGATTTAATAAAACATTACGTTATAGTAAGTTTATTGCTGCTATCGATGGGGCACAAGATGCTATTATCAGTAACGATACAACAGTCGAAGCCACGCAGTTTATTTCTCTAAATGTAGCAGAAAGAACTAATTATACGATTGATTTTGGCATGCCATTAGTAAATGATATTGGTCAAAAACAAGGAGATCACTCTTCCAATCAAAGAGCTGTAGTGCGCACTGATACTTTCTTATATCAAGGCGAGCAGTGTTCTATTGAAGATAATGGATTGGGAGATTTGATTATAATTAAATCAACAACAAGTACGCATACACAATTGACGTCTATTGGTTCTGTTAATTACGAAACTGGTGTGTTACGTATTAATAATTTCTTGCCTCAAGATCAAAAGCCTCAGCTAAAAGTAACTGTTACACCACGAGAAAAAGATATTACAGCAAAAAATAGATCTATTCTCAGGGTACTCGATGCTGATATTAATGTAAGAATTGAACAGGTTAGAATTTAATGGCTATTGATGTAGAAAATACAATATCGCAACTAGTTGCGAATCAATTTCCTGATTTTTATAAAGAAGAAGGCCAACTTTTTATTGCCTTTGTAAAAGCATATTATGAGTGGCTAGAGACGAGTGAATTTTATGCTGATTTAGATGGTGATGGAAATAAAGAAACACTTGTTCAAAATCCTTCAGAAGCGATATATCATGCGAGAAAGCTTGCAGATTATAGAGATATCGATAATACTATAGATGATTTTATTCTATCATTTAAAAACAAATATCTTTCTAACATTCAATTTAACGTTGCTACAAATAAACAGTTATTCATTAAAAATGCTTTAGAATTTTATAGAGCGAAAGGTTCTTCGCGAGCCATCGATCTATTCTTTAAGCTGGTGTATGGATTAGAAGCAAGAGTTTACACTCCATCAGATGATGTATTCCGATTATCAGATAATGAATGGACAGACGAACGTTATCTTGAATTATTGCCAGATCCTTCTAATATCAATTTTGTAGGCAAACAAGTTTTTGGAACAGTCACGGGCGCCTCTGCATTCGGAGAAAAATTAATTCGAATTAAACG